CAGAACCAAAATAACGAGGAACAAATAACAATGAACCAAGTAACAGAGAAAAAGTCTGCACCACTTCCGGCTAATATGTTTGAAGAAGATGCAGCAAAAGGTTTGGGCTCAATAGGTCAAGAAGATCTTGCTCTTCCTTTTCTTAAAATCCTTGGACAGCTTTCACCAGAAGTTAACAAACGTGATGGTAAGTATGTCGAAGGTGCAGAACCCGGAATGATTTACAATTCCGTGACTGGAGATTTATACGATGGTGTACAGGGCATAGATGTAATTCCATGCTTTTACAAACTCGAATACATCGAATGGAAAGATAGAGGTGAAGGACCAGGTGCACCAGTTGCAATCTATGATTCTTCTTCTGATATCATGTCCAAGACAAAACCAGATGCAAACTACAAAGATAGATTACCAAACGGTAATTATATTGAGAAGACAGCATCTCACTTTGTCATTATCATGGGAGATAATCCATCGACAGCATTGATCTCTATGAAATCTACTCAATTAAAAATTAGTAGAAAATGGAATTCAATGATGTCTGGTATCAAATTGAAAGGTAAGAACGGTTTATTTACACCGGCATCTTTCAGCCACATTTACAAACTAAAGACTACACAGATGTCTAATGATAAAGGCACATGGTTTGGTTGGGAAGTTAGTAAAAATGGTCCAGTAACTGATCAATCCGTATATGGTCAAGCTAAGTCATTTAGTGAAAACATTTCTAAAGGAAATGTCAAAGCTAAACATGGCGAAGATAAACCAAAGGATAACGGCATTATATAATTCTCTTAGAGAATAGTGCACAGTGTGGGCCAGGAGGGAGACTGAATGGCCCACATGGACAGTTATGGAAAAAAGATATATAGAATTTTTTAATGGATACAGACATGCTTATGGTGTCGCTGACTTCGAACATCCAGAAGCTTACGTAGACCAAGAGAGTGGTAAGAAGAAACCTGTATACAGGTGGAACTACGAAGAGCTTACAGATGAGATATACCAAGCTCACCTAGAGGGAGAGCTGTCAATTGGTATACAACCTTGCAATGAAAACTCAGAAGTAAGATTTGGTGTAATAGATATAGATCCAAAAGACTACGATGATTTTGACAAAAAGTTTTTTATAGACACAATACAAGAATACAAACTACCACTAATACCAGTATGTTCTAAAAGTGGTGGTCTACATTTATTTTTATTTATGAAAAATTTTACAAGTGCATCTGTTGTAAAATCTTTTCTTACAAATTTATTACCAACATTTAGATTAAAACAAGACACAGAAATATTTCCAAAACAAACACAACTAACAAAAGATAATGAGACAGGACAACTACGTCCAGGTCAGTTTATAAATCTACCATATCTCGGAGGTGATAAGAGACAAGCTCTCAATGCAGATGGGACTAAGTTTAGCTTGGATCAATTCCTGCAGGTCATACAAGCAAACCTGACAGACAAAGAAAGACTTACAGATATAACAGACTCAATAGAAAACAAAGACCTCGAAGGTGTAGACGAAGATTTTAAAGATGGTCCACCATGTTTAGCAGTATTATCAAAGTTAGCAAAAGACCCTAGCTTCGATGGCAAGGACAGATTTATGTATAACTATCATGTATTTATGAAAATGAAATTTGTAGACAACTGGCAACAGAAAGTAAAAAATGCACCAGTCAAATATTTTTCTGGTGACCATGCAAATGCCTGGGATGACAAAGTATTAAATGCAAAAGTAAAATCTTGGAACAGAAGTACAAAAGGTTATACATGCACACAGAGTCCCATCAGTGACTATTGTAAGAAGGGTATATGCGTAAAGAAAAAGTATGGAGTCTTGGCAGGATCAAAAGGATCTTATCCCGTGCTTACAAATCTTAAAAAAATAGATTTAGATCCAGAACCAGAGTATGAATTTGATGTAACAAAACCAGATGGTATTGGCACAGCGACAGTGCACTGTAGATCTGTAGAACATTTGAATGATCAACGTAAAAGACGTAACTCAATATCAAAGGCTGCAGGATTCTTACCACCACTTATCAAAGGTGACCAAGAGCAAACTGTCATGGATGCATTGTATGCAACACAAAAGATTGTGCACCCACCCATTGGTACTTCACCAAAAGAAAAATTACATGATGTATTACACGCAAAAATAAATGGACCAAGAGCTACAAGTGATGCAGCATTTAAAACAGGTTCTGTATTGATAGAAAACGATCTAGCATTTTTTAAATTTGATAAATTTTTTGACAAGCTTAGATCTAAGAATTGGAAACATAGTGAAGATAAAACAGGTCGTATGATGCAGGTTATATATAAAGATTGTGAGATAGAATTTTTAGAACAGAAAAGATTCCCATCAAAAGAAGCAGGTAAATATAATTCTTCTACAAAGAATGTGGTGCAGATAAATATAAAATCTTTTGAAGAGGTACCGATACATCACACAAAGATAAAACATAAGACGGAGATAATGTAATGAGAGATGATTTAATGGTCCAGCAACAGGTCAAAAATGTATGGCAACATATGGTGGGAGTCATATGTTTAAATCAAACAGGTCGTAAAAAAGTAAAAAAAATTTTACCAAAATTTTTTCAGAAATTCCCTACACCAGAATATGTATTTGAGTCAGACAAAGATACAATAGCAGAGATGTTAAAAGATCTTGGTATGAAAAATGTTAGGGCACACAGGATATGGAGAATGACAGAAGAGTATCTTACCTGGGACGGCAAAGATGCAACAGAATTATTTGGTATAGGTAAGTATGGCAGCGACAGCTACAGAATATTTTATAAGAATGAGATACCAGACAATGTGCAAGACAAAGAACTTAAACGATACATACGGGAGGAGATGTGATGAAATATTTTATAAGAATATATAAAGGTATAGCCCATAAAGTTTTAGGGTCAGAAGATGACACAAAGATTTGTGACGGGTGTAACATAGAATTTAATCAAAGAAATTTTCACATAGCTAGTGCTAAAGTTAAATCTAAGACTCAAGAAATGTACAAGAGATTAAAAAATAAATGTAAAGATTGCGAGAATAAATTACGTGGCATAAGACATGCTTTAGAAAAAGATCCAAGCACACCACCAAAAACAGATTACTGCGAACACTGTGGTAAAGCAGATACTAAAATTGTATTACACCATAACCATGCAACAGGTAAATTTGTAAAATGGGCGTGTGTAAACTGTAATAGTAGGTTTACAAAAGATACTTTTGAGGAATATTTAGAAGAGGGGAGAAGATGGTACAACATCAAGATTCATTAAACATTATTAGTAGAAAATTATTTGGGCCTCCGGGAACAGGGAAAACGACCAGGCTCTTACAATATGTAAAAACATTTCTTAAACTTGGTACGCCCATAGATAAGATCGGATACTTTGCGTTTACAACCAAAGCAGCTAACGAAGCTATTGATAGAATGCTAGATTACCATACGGCTTTTGCAAGAAAGGATCTAAAATATTTTAGAACCCTACACTCACTGGCATTTACAAGACTAGGACTCAAAAAATCTGAGGTGATGCAGGACGAACACTACGAGGACATAGGTAGGAAGCTAGGTATAGAGATGACGGTATACTCAAATGGACAGGAAACCACAGGATTTGTAGATTCTAACAGCGAATATTTTAATCTTATAAATGCCGCTAGAATCAAGGAGTCCACCATACAGGAAGAATACGATACAGATATGTACTCACAGGATATGAACAAGCAATTGTTACAGATTATTTCAGATGAATTATATAATTACAAAGACTCTTTTAAACTGGTGGATTTTACAGACATGATAGAGAGATTTAATGTGTCCGAATTGTGTCCAAAATTTGACGTGGCTTTTATTGACGAAGCTCAAGATTTATCCCCGATACAATGGAAAATGGTAGATATAATCAAGAAAAATACCAAATATGTTATACTAGCCGGAGATGACGATCAAGCTATTTATGGCTGGGCAGGTGCAGATGTTAAAAAATTTCAGAAAGAAAAATGTAAGAAAGTCATAATTTTGCCACAATCTTACAGGGTTCCGAGGTCTGTTCAGAGCATAGCAGATAAGATATTAGACAGAATACCTGACCTAAATAAGGTGCGTAAACAGTGGAAAGCAAGAGATGAAGAGGGAAAAGTAGACTATATTACAGATATTGATGGCCTCCCATTACACGAGGGTAGCTGGCTTATCCTGGCAAGATACAATGACAGACTGACAAAACTTATGCCATCACTCAAAGACAGGGGTGTGTACTTCCAATATAAGAATCGTAAGAGTTACAAGGTATCATTGTTTAGAACTATTCTAAACTACATACGTTGGCAGAAAGGTGAGATGTTATCTCTGTCAGAAGTAAAAGATGTTTTGGAATGTGCGAACAGCAATCTAAAACCTACAGAAGAAAAGATGTACGATCTGTCAGAATTTTCTTTTTCAAAAGAAATAGAATGGTTTGATGAATTTCAGGTAGATTACGAAGAGTGTCTATACATACGTGAGATGTTACGTATGGGTGAAAAATTATCAAAAGATGCTAGAATAAAATTATCTACGATACATGCAGCAAAAGGTGGTGAGGCTGACAATGTGTTATTAATTTTAGATAATACAAAAACAATACGAGAGTCGGCAGAAAAAAGCGAAGACAAAGCTGATGAAGAAAACAGAGTCTGGTACGTTGGTGTAACAAGAACAAAACAAAATCTATACATCATGTCAGCGAGAAAAGAGGAGAATGGTTATGACATCGAAAGTTTGGGATAAGCAGCACGGCGGGAGTCACTATCAAAAGTACAAAATTCAACCGAGTAAGTTTGTAGTTGAGAATGAATTGCTATATCCTGAAGGTTGTGCTATAAAATATATAATACGTCATCGAGACAA